ACCTACTTAAAGATGGTCTAGATTATGATAATGCTGTAGCAATCTTTTTGAATTCTAAAGAGTATACTACTGCAGAAGGAAAGAAGTTAGAATCTCCTTTCTATAAAGAATATGGATACTTGAACGAGGGCTTAGTTAGACCTAAAAGCGCAGCAGAACTCTATAATGCCGTAGAAGGCTATAAAGAAGTACGCGCTACATTTAATCTTAGTGAGAAGTTCATATCTAAGGAATACCTACAAGGATATATCAAGAACAATGTATCCGTAGCAGCATTCTCTAAGAACGCTAACCTTGCTAGATTAAAGGCTGTTAACGCAGATTCTGCTTACACTAATTCTCTAAAAAGACTAGGTTTTATTACTGATGAAACAGATTTGACTGACTTCTTTCTTGACCCTAAAGTTGGTGAAGAAACTCTTAATCAGAGGAAGGCTACTGCAGCACTGGGTGCTGAGGCTATCAAGAGGGCTTCACAAGGAATTCAGTTCTCTACAACTAGATTTAATCAGATTGCTGCAGGTATGATGGCTCTTGGATTGAGTCCTGAAGAAGCAGAAGTAAGAGCAGCGCAAGGTATGGGTAACATCGCAGATGTTCTATTACCTACAACTAAGTTAACTCAAATTTATGATAGAGCAAGTATGCAAGATGAAGCACTTCGTTCTCAGGTTCAATCAGAACTTGAAGTAGAAGAGTACATGGGTCTATCATCTGAACGTAGAAAGCGCAACAAAGAACTAGAGATTAGGGCTTATCAAGCACAAGCCGGTATCTATAGAGGTGGCGCATTAAGTAAGTCTCCTACAGCGGGAGCAATTTAGAATCCTGACGTGGACCAGCCAGCCCCACGCAGTGTATAAGACTGGTAGTACGAGCCAATACAGACTCCCCAATCTGTATTGAGGCGTGCGACAACTACTAATGATGGGAGAGGTTGCTATGAGCAACAATCGCGATAACTACTGGGACGATGACGACGAAGAGGACGATGTACAAGACCAATTCGTTGGCACCGATACTGACCTCGTTAAGAAACTGCGTAAACAATTAAAAGTTGAGCAGAAACGAGCAAAGGAACTTGAATCAACTCTAGGTGAGTTGAGCAAAGCCCAAAGAGAACGCGTACTAAAGGATGTTCTTACATCCAAGGGTATCAACATGAAGGTAGCAAAATTCGTACCGACAGACTTAGATGCTTCTGAAGAAGCAATCAGTTCGTGGCTCGAGCAAAATGGTGACGTATTCGGGTTTACTCCTGAACCAAAAGCACCAATTGCCGAGTACGACAAAGCAAGTCTTCGCCAAATGGATTCTGTTACCCAAGGTGCTGTATCACCCGAACGAGCAGATGAATTAAACATGAAGATTGACAACGCAGAAAGCGCTGACGAACTTCTTGCCTTCTTACGCTCGCAACAGTAAATTCGTTCATAGTCTAAGGAGACTAATTAAATGGCAAACGTCTATTCAAGTACCACCACCCCTGGCGGTACCGCTGGTGGCGCAGGTCTAGTTCAGAAGGCGTATGACCGCCTTCTCGAGTTCGCTCTCCGCTCAGAACCTCTAATTCGTTCTGTCGCAGATAAGCGCCCTGCTCGCCAAGCAATTCCAGGTTCAACTGTAGTGCTACAGCGCTATGTTGACCTAACTGCAGCAACAACTGCACTCACCGAAGATACTGACCCAGATTCAGTCGGAATTTCAACTCCGACATCTGTGACCATTACTCTTGCTGAGTACGGTAATGCTGTTCTCGTAACTCGTGCGTTGGAACTCTTCAGCCTTGCTGATGTAGACCCAGCGATTGCGAACATCATTGCATACAACCTTGCTGATTCTATCGATAAGGTTGCTATGGCAACTCTACGTGGCGGAACCAACGTAATCTACGCTGGCGCTACTGCAACATCAACAGCAACAATCACCGCTGCTGCAACACTTGCTTCTGCTAACATCCGTAAGGCTGTTGCTAAGTTACGTGCTGCTAACGCAAAGGGACGTAAGGGCAACCTATACTGGGTTGGTGTACACCCAGAAGTTTCCCATGACCTTCGCGCTGAAACAGGTTCAGCAGGATGGTTGCTTCCAAACCAATACGGTTCTTCACAGGACCGCATCTGGGCAGGCGAAATCGGTACCTACGAAGGTGCATATTTCGTTGAGACCAACCGTATGTACAATGCTACAGACGGTGCTTCTTCTGCTCGTAACTACCGCACAATCGTTTGCGGAGAACAAGCACTTGCAGAAGCAGTGGCAGAAGAGCCACACGTAGTCGTCGGACCAGTAGTCGACAAGTTGATGCGTCACCGCCCAATGGGCTGGTACGGCGTACTCGGCTTCGCTCGCTACCGTGAAGAGGCTTTGTACCGCATTGAAAGCGGTTCTTCAATCGCTTCCTAGTTGATTGATTCTGAAGGGTAGGCATATTAGAAAAGTCTACCCTTTGGGGTGAGTCCATTAAGGAGGACTAATGACAGATTATATCTTCAGGACGCCTACAGTCCGAGAAGGTCCCGCTGGTCGTGCCCGCTTGTTTTACTTCTATAAGTTAGACAAAGGTATAACCATCGTCAAGTCTGGTGCTACTTATTCACAGATACGCTACCCTCTAGATGAGGACCTAGCCGACTATGATGTGGTATACTTGGGGGGCAGGGAACACGTCGTAAGTGAAGCCGTAAAAGCAGAACTTATTGCAGGTGGTGTCGGAGTAACAGAAAGTAACTTTACAGCAATATGAAACATTGGGAACATCATCCAAAGCCAGTTGATAATTGCTTTGGATGTAAAGCCCTGACTCTTGAAATGAATGCTGGGGATGCAAAGCGTGACATTCCAGATAAGAAATGGAACGCAGAACTACAAGCCTACAGAGATGCTAGAGCGCAGGGGATACAGCCTAATAGCACTAAAATGAAAGATATACAAGAAGCACATAAAGCATCAGAAGTTTTAGGTAAAGCGTACGATGGTGACACAATGCCTAAAGCGCATAAGATAAACAAGGGCGTAGCCCAAGTCATGAGAGAAATAGGAGCATAGTATGCCAAAGGTCGGAAACAAAAAGTTCCCTTATACAGCCAAGGGCAAGAAAGCAGCCAAGGCTTATGCAGCGGCTGAGAAGATGGAATCTAGGGCTGAAAAGAAAATGGAAATGAAGAAGGGCATGAAGAAGATTGCCAAGAAGCGAAAGAGCAAGTAATGGCAGGTAAAACTAGAGTAGCACCATCTCGTATTGCTCGCTACATTCAAAATGCAGCAAAAGAATATGCTGAATGGAATGAAGGTGGCAGAACCGATGCACAAGCAGGACAATTCTGGGGCGCCTTTCTACAAGGGCGTAGATACAATAAAAAAGGAATTCAAAAGAAATGAAGAAGACCAAGAAACATCCAGGGTTCAAAGCAGTCCAAAAGAAAATCGCACAACGTCAAGGTGTGTCGATGGAACGTGCTGGTGCAATCCTCGCATCTGGAGCCCGCAAAGCAAGCAAGTCAGCAGTCAAAGCGAATCCTCGTCTTAAGAGAGTTCGCGGAGTTCAGCGAGGTATGTAATGTCATCTGGCAAGTATAAACCACACCGTGGTTTTAACTCTGTCCAGATTAGGGACGGAAAAGTAGTTCGCTTGAATAAGAATGGAACCGTTAGAACGGTACTAGGAAAGTATGGTGAGTATGGCAAAGACAAGTCGTGACCCACGTTTAGCACGTGCAGGCGTATCAGGATTTAATAAACCTAAACGTACTCCCAACCATCCTAAGAAATCACATATCGTGGTTGCTAAGGAAGGTAGCCAAGTTAAAACAATTAGATTTGGCGAGCAAGGTGCAAGCACCGCTGGTAAGCCAAAGGCTGGGGAATCTCAGCGGATGAAGATGAAGCGTAAGTCCTTTAAGGCTCGTCATCGTCGAAACATTGCAAAAGGAAAAATGAGTGCCGCATATTGGGCAGATAAGGTGAAATGGTAATGCCATACAAACCAGTACCAAAGAAGAAAGCCGCACCTAAGGGTGGCGGTAAGGCTGCTTCAGGAATTAATCTTTATACTCCAGTAAAGCAAGCCACAATTGATAAAATCAAAGGCATGGGAATGTCAGCATCTCTTAAGAAGGCTGCTACATCCAAGAATGCTGAATTCGTACAAGGCGTAAAGCGTATGTACGGTGCAGACCGCTTGAAGAAGGCTATGAAGGCTGCTAGTGCTCCCGCACCAAGAACTTCACGTACCACAAGCGCAACCGCTCCAAAGGCTCCACAGCCAAGAACTTCACGCACTACAAGTGCTACTGCTAAGCCAACAACTACATCAACTGCTGCAAAAACTACAGGCAAAGTTGATTGGAGAAAAAAGGGAATCCTTCCGGCTCTTAAGGCTAAAGGACCTATTGTTAAGGGTAAAGTTGCCGGTCCAGGATACTTTAAAAAATAATGTCATACACTAAACCAGGTCTACGTGAATCTATCAAGAACCGCATCCTTGCTGGCTCTAAAGGTGGTAGACCTGGTCAATGGTCTGCTCGTAAAGCACAACTTGTAGCACAAGCATACAAGAAAGCCGGTGGTGGTTATACCGGTAGCAAGACAAGTAAACAAAAATCTCTTTCTAAATGGACAAAGGAAGATTGGGGTACTAAGTCTGGTAAACCCAGCACTCAAGGTTCTAAAGCAACTGGCGAAAGATATCTACCTAAGAAGGCTCGCCAGTCATTGAGTAAAAAAGAATACGCAGCCACATCCGCTAAAAAGCGTCAAGATACTAAGGCTGGAAAACAATTTTCAAAGCAACCAAAGTCAATCGCAAAGAAAACAGCGAGGTATAGATAATGGCAGGTACAGCAGGTAGCACACTCTGTGCTGAATTAAACCGTTTGGCTAATGGCGGTACATATCCTGCTAGGACAGCATTCCTAGATGAACAGGGTGCTGCTAATGCATGGGCAGGTACAACCGGTAAGGGTCTAATTGGTGCTCTTAACTACAAGGCTAGTTCTAGCCGTCAACCTAATAATTTTAAAAATTTAAATGCTATTTGCAATGAACTAGCAGGCACTACTGGTAAATCAGCAGTAGACGCATTAAGGACTATATAAAGTGACAACAACTTACTCAGACCTTGTTAATGAGATATTGATTAACCTTGCTGGTTATACAATGCAACAAGACAGGGCTACTAGCCTTTCTTCTGCTATAACCACTACAACTACTACAACTATTTCTGTTAGTTCAACTGCTGATATTGGTAAAGGTATCATTGAAATCGGAGAAGAATTAATGTGGGTAGATAACTTTGACCGAGTTGGCAACACTTTGACTGTTGCTCCTTGGGGCAGAGGATATCTAGGCACTACAGCCTCTACGGCTGCTACAAGTAGCAAGGTAACAATTAGCCCTACATTTCCAAAGCACGTAATTAAACGTGCTATCAATGACACTATCAATGCTATGGGCGCTTCTATGTTTGCGGTAAAACAAATTACCTTTACCTATAATGCTGCAATTACAACTTATGAATTATTAAATGGAGCAAGTAACGTATCTGCTCAGAGTATTTTGGCTATGCACTGGCAAGAGGTAGGACCTTCTAAAGAGTGGATTCCGGTACGGCGTTGGTCTTTTGAACCATATGCTGATATAACTACTTGGGGTGGCAGTACAGCATCTCCAGCACAAACTGTTAGCGTATACGATTACATTACACCTGGTAGAACTGTAAAGGTTCTATACGCAGCAGCGCCTAGTAATCTATCTTCAGATTCTGATGTCTTTACAACTGTTACCGGATTACCTGCTACTTGTAAAGACGTAGTGGTTCTTGGAACTATTTACAGACTCTTAACTTTCCTTGACCCAGCACGTGCTTCTCAGACTAGCCCTCAGGCTGACGAGATTGACTCTAAACGTCCATTTGGCGGTACTAACAATGTAATGCGTCAAATCTACGCATTATATACACAACGTCTTTCTGAAGAAGTACAAGCCCAACTACAGCAGTACCCTCCCCGAGTCCACTACACCCGATAGGTAAACAATGACAGTACGCAAATACTCCTCTCGTGCACAGCAATCAACACTAGCATCGTCACTTGCTGCTGGCGCAACAACAATGACTTTAGCCTCTGGTGGCGGTGCAAAAGTTATGGGTGGTAAGACCCTAACTGGTTCTCAGACTTACACATTAGTTATTGACCCAGATACATCGCTTGAAGAAATTGTTGATGTAACGGTTTATTCTTCTGGTGACACTTTAACAATTACTCGCGCTAGGGATGGTTCTACAGATGTAGCCCACTCCGCTGGTGCTGTTGTAAGGCATATGGTTATTGGTCGTGACCTTCAAGAGGCTAATGACCATATCGAGGCTTCTGCAGCCGTCCACGGGCTCTCAGGAACCGTTGTAGGCACCTCTGATACACAGACCCTCACTAATAAGACTTTAACCGCTCCTACGGTCTCTGGAGCCACGATTTCGGGTACCGTAACATCTACGGCTACCATTACTGGCGGTACTGTTAACCCGACTACCCTTCAACAGGGTGGTGTTCAGGCAGTAACAACGACTGGTTCTCAGACTCTTACAAACAAGACTTTAACTACTCCAACCATAGCAGACTTCAGTAATGCTACCCACGACCACACTAACTCTGCTGGTGGTGGTGCTCTTAGCACTTCTGCTATTTCTGGTATCCAAGAATACATTGAGGATACAGTTGGAGCAATGGTATCTAGCAATACCGAATCAGGTATCGCAGTAACTTATGATGACGCAACTGGTAAGTTAAACTTTAACGTAGATGACCCAACAATAACTCTTGATGGAGATATTACCGGTTCTGCTACTATGACTAACCTTGGTAATACTACAATTACCACGGCTATTAGTTCTGGCTCTATTGTTAACGCAGATATCAATGCATCTGCTGGTATTGCTTATAGCAAACTAAGCCTTAACAGTTCTATTACATCTGCTGATTTAGTAGATGGAACTATTGTTAATGCTGATATTAATGCTTCTGCAAACATTGCATTAAGCAAGTTGGCAACTGACCCACTAGCCCGTGCTAACCATACAGGCACACAGACTGCCTCAACTATTTCAGATTTTGATACACAAGTTCGTACCTCTAAGGTTACAGACCTTGCTGCTCCTACTGGTTCATTCTCAATGAATAGCCAAAAGATTACAAGCCTTGGAACTCCTACTACATCTACAGATGCAGCAACTAAAGGATACATTGATACTGAGATTACAAATCTTATCAATGGTGCTCCTGGCACACTAGATACTCTTAAAGAGATTGCTGATGAAATTCAGGCTGGTGGTACATTCTACGATGCCGTAGTCTTTAAGTCAGGCTCCACAATGACTGGTGCTTTGACTCTTCACGCGGACCCATCAGCAAATCTACAGGCTGCTACTAAACAATATGTTGACACTGTTGCTGGTTCCGCTACGGCTGCTGCTGCTAGTGCTGCTGCCGCTGCTGCTTCATACGACTCTTTTGACGATAGATACCTAGGTGCTAAGTCGTCTGCTCCTACACTTGACAATGATGGCAACGCACTCATTGAGGGTGCTCTTTACTGGAACTCAGTAGATAATGCTATGTACGCTTGGGATGCCACAGGCTCTGCTTGGGGTAGCATTTCATCTACTGCTGCTATTTACCGTTATAAGTTCGTAGCATCAGGTGGAGAGACTTCAGTATCTGGAACTGATGCTAACGGTCTAACACTTTCATATCTTGCTGGCAAAGAACAGGTATATCT